AGAGACGATGTTAACGGTATCACCATTACCTAAGATCTGATCTTCATCGTCAGGTTCTACAGCTAATCCTAGTGCAGAAATAACGCATTTACGAGTACCACGACGAATTTCATCTATGTTAGCAATAATACCGTTGTCGTAGTTATAAAAGTAAGCTGTCACTGTGTAGTCTGTAGTAGCAGACCCATCAACAGAACCTGTAGCAGGATTATAAGTACCTGCGGTAGATTTCTTACGGAGTGTAACCTCTTCACCAAAGTCTTTGACTAGATTGTAAAGGTCGAATGATCGAAATGACATCTAAGACCCCCTTAGTCGAAATCAGAACCGTACTCATCACCACTATAACTAGGTGGGTTGCGGAAGCGGTCACGACGGAATGATGGAGCAATACGATCCGTATTAGCACGTACACCGTCAACGGCAGTTTTGGTGATACCACCAGCTTTAATACCAACTACAGCAGAAGTCTTCTTGCCTTGATATTCTAGGTTCTCTGCTAGTGCAGAATACTGCTTGGATAGGTTGCTATAATCTGCACTTAAAGCTCCATCTAGTGATGTGTTTACCTTACGTGCATATTGTGCAGAGATAGTCCTAGCAGACCATGCTGCAGCATAGTAGACGTTATCGTTAGACTGAGCTAATGCGAAAACGATTTCTTCATTTTTAACTTGCTGGTCGTTCGTGTCGGTATCACCCAACAACAAACGGACAGAGTTCAACCGACCAGAATCTGTGGTCGTACTCAAATCAGTTTCGTCATAGCTCCAAGCCATCAATCTACCTCGTAATGTCCGTATGTTCTACGCCAGCTTCGAATTAGTCCACGTTGCTTATCTGCGATTTTGGACTTCTTACATTTCTTCCTGTCAAACTCGACTTGGGTATTTGTCTTCTTCTGAACCTTGGTATTGATGTTGTCTACAACAGCATGTAATGCATCTACATCAAGTTCTTCCAGACCGTCACCAACTTTACGGGCAACTTCCAATTCTGAGCTGTGGTGGATATATCGTTCACGGTAAAGGATTAGAACCTTTTGTTCGTCGATACCTAACTCTTTCCACTTAAATTCATCACCTGCTTCTAGTTGACGACTACCTGACGTAAAGGGTATCCTTACAAACACTGGTCGGTCTAACTGAAGCGGTACATTTTCTTGTCGGATCATATGTCACCTATTGTCGGGAGGGAGTGGGGACCGAAGCCCCCACCAAAGTATTTTATGCTACTGCGCCGTTGAAGAAGTAGCCCAAGTCTGCGCCTGTGACTTTCATGTCATAAGCCATTTTAACTTGGATGTGTTCTGCAACTTGCATACGCTTCAGTGCATCGTCAGAGAATGACTCAACAGTGATACCCAAGTTGTTCACACCGTCTAGTGTGTTCCAAGCGAAGGTTGCACCCGCCATTGGTGTCATCAGACCTGCGTTAGACGCAGTGTTAACCAACAGAGCATGTTTACCGCCGATGAATGCGTTGGATTCTGCAACACCTTCAACAGAAGCGTTTTTCACTGCTTCCATGACGTAGAAGTTTTCTACTTCAAAGATCTCAGCCAATTTAGCATTGGTGATAAGTGCAGTGTTGGAAACAGTTGCGCCGCCATTCAAACGAGCCAGAATGTCTGGGTGGTTGATCAGGATGTCACGGACTTCTTTACCAACAACCATTGTGTTTGGTTTGTAGCCACCAGATTTCAACTGCATGGTACGACGTGCAACAGTTACGTCTTGAATTGGTGTACCATTTGTGTAGTCTGACCACAAGTTTGATGGTGTTGAGGAAGAACCCCATACGCCATTGGCGAAGAATGTTGAAGCAAACTGCTCTTCACGGTGGATCAACAGGCGGTTAACCAGAGTTGTTGCACCTGCAGAACGGATGTCCAAGGCTGCATCTTCGTTAGCAAGAGTTTGCTGATCGAAGTCCATACCCAGACCATATACGTCTGCATAGTAGCTGTCGGTTGACAATGACATACCGATGCGGTTGACTTCTGTACGTGGAGCCAATTTCGCAACGTCACCTGTACGGTTCATGTTGTCACGGTCATAGATGTAATATTTGTCAGACTGTTTTTGTACGCCAACAGTTGGGAATACTTTGTCTGCGATGAAGTTAGACTGATCCTGAACGTAAGCAATCGTTAGGTTAGTCAACGGCTGGTCGATATGGACCGAGGATGGTGTCAACATAGGCATTTCTATAATTCCTTTCTAAGCAGATTAAGCCGCTACGTTACCACCTTGGATCAGTTCGATAGCAAAGATTTGCCCATCTACTGCTGATTCCAAAGCATAACCTAGAACAACGTCACCTGTTGCTGCTGTCAAAGCATCGCCAGAAGCATCTGTTTGAATTTGTGCGCCAGCAGCGATAGTGCCACCAGAAGTTACCATAACTTTACCAGAAACGGCGACAGTTACAGCTTGACCTGCTGTGCCACCAACCAAACATACGCCGATTGCATTTTCACCTGCAGCGTCAGCCAAGTCTACTTGACCGTCTGATTCTAATGTTACGAATTTAAATTGTGCCGACGATAGGTCTTCGCCAGCAATGAATGTCCGTGTGTCACGGGATTGCATTACAGCCATAATTATTCCCCTTTATAGGATTTGTTAATAAGAGCTTTACCTTCGTCGGTTTTAGCTACGGCGGCATAAGCCTTAGCATAATCACTCTTTTTCATTTTGTTTTCGTCCATGTGGGACTTAACAAGAGCTTCAAGTTTATCAGCAGCAGATGCAAATTCTGATTCTGCAGCAGACTTACCTACCTCTTCCATAGACTCTGCGAAAGTTGCATCTGCAGCCTTCAGAGCTTCCATGATTGCTTCTACTTCACCAAATTCAGCAACCAAAGATTTAGCTACGTCTTCTGCAAAGTGGGGCAGAGCTTCTGTTGCACGTTTTGTCAACTCTAGATCTGCTTTAGCAAATTCTGCCTCTTCCAAAGCCTTCAAGATAGGCGCAGGGATGTCAGCTTTATTGATTTTCTCACCATCATACTCAATGTACTCTGGTGTAGCTTTCTTTTCGATTGCTTCAGCTTTAATTACAAAGCCATTCTCAATCAAAGACTTGCGAAGGCGTTCGTTCTCAGCTTTAAGGGCTGCAACTTCCTCTTGTAGAACGTCTGCTTCTGATTTCTCAGCTACTTCTTCTACAAGCTCTTCGGCCTTTTCCATTTCGGCTGCGTGTTGACCACATGCTTTTTCAGCAGTGCAATCTGGGCAGTCCATCTTTTCTTGGTCTGTCATAGTTTCTCCATCGGAGTTATCACGTTTAAACAAGGAGACCATTGCCTGTGCGTTAGCAGGACGATCTACTAGAGATAACTCATCCAGTTCTAATTGTTTTAAAAGGTTAGGCACTGTAGTCCTCCTTGATTGCACGGCCCCCAATAGAGAAAGCCGCAAGTTCACCAGATTTGACCTTGGCCCAAACGTCATCGTTATAAACTTTAAACGCTACGATCCAACCTTCACGGTCACTCTGTATGCCAAGGGATTCACCAATCTCTTTAGTGATAGGCATGGAGTGGATAACCGCCCCAATTTGATCCCCTGAATGCATTTCTTTACCGACACGAACATGTTCCATAAACTTGTTTACGGCACGTACCAATGTGTCAGGCTCAATTACATCGCCTTGACGGTCGATGATGGGTTCACCCTTCTCTGTGACGACAGATGCCCAACCGTATACCATACGCTGTTCATCATCAGCCTTGAGAATAGTACCCTCAACACTCTTTGTTAATTCAGACACAGAAGTGCCTCCTTCCCACATACGACAAGACCAGTAACGTGCTGATGTCTTATCTGTTGCAGTATCACATGAATGACGACTACGGAAATTAGCACGAGCCTTTGGGTTATCCCGACGGATCTCCATGTTAGGGTCTCCGAAAGTAACTCGTTTCACTTTGTCGCCATCTTGAACGAACACTTCAAACTTTTTGTTGCCACCTTGAATACGACGTGGCTTGTTTAAAGTTACTTTTTCGCCTTGGTATTCAGCCTTGGCAAATTCTTCTTTCATAATCTCTTGTACAATGACCCTGAGAGCCTCTAAGCGGTCCACTGGTGAGCCTTCTGGCTCTTCTTGGTACTCACCCTCATCAGAGACCTCTTCTGCGCCTGTAGAAGGCTCATAATAGGCTAAGTATGCTTCATGGCTCTCTGCTGGCATATATACAGCTTGACCCATGTAGTCAGAGACGTGTACTTGACCATTTAGACCCATGTCATAACTACGTGAGACAGCTTCCATCTCTGTAGTGAAGATGTCGTTAGCGTATTGTGCTTTCTTGATTGCACTGTAAGCAGCAGCCATAGCCCGTCCTTCATCTTTAGTTTTGTTGTACACTGAGTTAAAGACTTCCATAAACTGCTTCTTCTTTGAGTCAGGTACGTTTGATGGAACCTTTGATGGGGATGAGTAGGGCATTACCCGATGACCTTTGCTAAATAACCTTTAAAGCTGCCATATACGACAGCACCTTGAGACCCTGATTCACAAGTGATCCGTATATCAGCATTCTTAGGGATAATAATTGCTGGATCTAAATCAATTTGCCAAGAACCTCCAGAAGCGTTAGCTGAGACTGCAGCATTCTCAATGAATACCTTACCAGCTTGTCGGACTTCTAGATAAAAATCTACCGCAGCAGACTGCTTGTAAGATACTGAGCCAAAACCGCCAGTCAGGACGTAGTAATCTTCATTAGAG